CAGGAATACATCAGGACGCAATGCCTGAAATAATTTTTTTGCAAATCACAAAGTCAATTTAATGAGCCTCGCGATGCGGGGCTTTTTTTACATCTGAATTTCACAGCGCATCTCACGCGCATATTACATCACCCGAGCCTTTCAGAAAGTTGAGCCTGAGAACTGCCGTATATGGTGGCGACCATCTCGGGGCGGCTTTTCTGTGAGACAGGCTCACTTTCTAAAAGGTAAAGACGCTATGAATAATCCGTCAGTTATTCCGGCCTTCGACTTCCGCGAAATGGTCACGACCCTCGACAACAAGATAATCACCACATCACTCAAGGTGGCGGATTACTTTGGCAAGCGACACAAAGACGTTTTGCGTGCCATACGTAACCTGAAATGCTCCGATGACTTCACCCAGCGCAATTTTGCGCCCATTGATTTCATTGATAAAAATGGCGATGTTCAGCCTATGTATAACATCACCCGCGACGGATGCATGATGCTAGTGATGGGATTCACTGGCAAAACAGCTGCCGCAGTGAAGGAGTGTTACATCAATGCCTTCAACTGGATGGCCGAGCAGCTAAACCGGCGCATGGCGATGGGTGAAGAATTGCAGCATCGCTACGCCATCAAAGAAACGCGCTCAAAGCTGAAAGGCACGATCGGAAGCCGTTTGATGAACGAGCGGAAGAAAGAGAAGCGCGTCCTGGAGCTCGAACATGAGCACATCATGCAGGTAACGCAGCCGGAATTACTTATTGGCTGATCGCGGCATTACAGAAGCCCTTCATTGAGGGGCTTCGATAATGATCTGTGTAACCCCGCAAGGATGGTGATCACATCTTGCTGACGGGTAAGCCGTAAGTAACCAATCACTACTGAGAAGCAGAGAAACCGTTGCGCTAATGCAAACAAACATAAAGATTAGGAGCTAACAATGACTCAGCGGGTAATTTCCACGGGCGGTGTTCCTACTAAGGTACCTAGCACCTCTGACATTCCAGCGCCAGCAACATCAAGCACTGCAGGCATCGTTAAGCAAATGACATTCACTCCGCAACTGACTGCAGCACCAACGCAGGCAGACTTCAATGCGCTGCTGACTAAGCTGATCGCATCCGGTCAGATGGCATCGAGCTGAGGTGATTAAATGCCAAAGGTAATCGATAAGGTTGCAGCCATTGTTCGTTATGTCGATGGCAGGACAGAGGAAGGGTATTTCAATTTCCCCTGCCAGCCAGGCGGACAACATCAGCGTCAGTTTGCCACTCTGTGGAAGGAAGATGGAACAGAGACATTCATCAATCTTGACCACGTAATCAGTATCGAACAATCCATCCTCTACCGTGAAGGAGATGTAGATGGCGAGCAGAATCAACGACCCTTTTCCCTTGGTAGATGCTTTACTTAGCGAGTGATAAACATGGCAAAGCTCACAGTTAGTATTAAGACAAGCATTCCTGATGAAGAAAAAGTTCTTGAACTTGCAAGTCAACTAGAAAGAGAAATGTATGGAACACCATTGAATGCTAAAACCGCGCTTGAGTTTGTGGACGAATTAAAGCGTAGAGTGTTTGAGCTTGTTCAGATTGAAGTTTCTCACCCTGCAACAAACGGAAAATAACATGGCAAAGCTCACCGACAAACAAGAGCTGTTTGCCCGTGAGTACCTGAAAGATTTAAACGCCACGCAGGCAGCTATCAGGGCGGGTTACAGCGAGAAAACCGCCAATGAACAAGCATCACGCCTGTTAGCAAATGTTAATGTCCAAAACTTTGTCGCCGAACTTAAGGCAACCCGCATTGAGCAGACGGGTATCGATGCCACCTATGTTCTGCGACGCTTGGTTGAGATAGACCAAATGGACGTGCTCGACATCATGAATGATGACATGAGTCTGAAGCCCGTCTCTGAATGGCCTGCATCATGGCGGCGCTATCTCAGTGGATTTGACCTTGCGGAAATGTTCGAAGGACGCGGCGATGACCGAGAGATGGTGGGCATCCTCAAGAAAATAAAATGGCCTGACAAGGTGAAGAACCTTGAGCTTCTCGGTAAGCACGTCGATGTTCAGGCGTTCAAAGAGCAGGTATCCAACGAGCATACCGGCAAGAATGGCGGCCCGATCAAGACCGAGACGACCAACCTCACCGCAGATCAGGCCGCAGAGCTTTACCGCAAGATGATGGGGTGATCATGCCTCTACCGTTTGAATTCGATTTCAGAAACCCTGATTACCAGATGGTTTTTGAATGGCGGATGGAGCGCTTACAGCGCATTCGCCAGAACCCTGAAATGCTGCCAGCGCTAAAGCAGTTTTATCGCACCAACCCGGCACAGTTCATCATCGACTGGGGTATGACTACTGACCCGCGTAACATCGATTATGGCCTGCCGGTCACCATCCCTTTTCTGCTGTTCCCGAAACAGGAAGAGTGGATTCACTGGATCATGGAGCGGCGCGAACGACTGGAGAACGGCATCACCGAAAAGAGCCGCGAAATGGGGCTCAGCTGGACGGCGATCGGGCTGGCCTGTTCGCTCTGCCTCTTCAACAAAGAGATGGTCATCGGCTTCGGCTCTCGTAAAGAGGAATACGTCGACAGCACCGGTGACCCGAAGGCGCTGTTCTGGAAGGCTCGCAAGTTCGTGGAAACGCTGCCCGTCGAGTTTCGCGGTTCGTGGGACGAGAAGAAGCACGCCCCGTACATGCGCGTTGAGTTTCCCGAGACTGGCGCGGTCATCAAAGGCGAGGCTGGCGACAATATCGGTCGTGGTGACCGTACCACGCTCTACCTGGTAGATGAGGCTGCATTCCTCCAGCGTCCTCTGCTGATTGACGCAGCGCTGTCGCAAACCACCCGCTGCCGTATCGACCTGAGTTCGGTTAACGGCATGGCGAACCCGTTCGCGCAGAAGCGTCACGGCGGGAAGATACCGGTATTCACATTCCACTGGCGAAATGACCCGCGCAAGGATGAAGAGTGGTATCGCAGGGAATGCGAGAAAATCGACAATCCGGTGGTGGTGGCGCAGGAACTTGACCTGAACTACAGCGCATCTGCGGAAGGCGTCCTGATCCCGTCCGACTGGGTACAGGCCGCCGTCGACGCGCATATCAAGCTGGGCATCCAGCCAACAGGCAAGCGACTGGGCGCGATGGACGTCGCCGACGAAGGCAGGGACAAAAACGCCTTTTCGACCCGTCACGGCTTCCTCCTGGAGAATGTGCGGGAATGGTCCGGCGTGGGCAGCGACATTTACCATTCCGTTGAGAAAGTCTTCGGCTTTTGCGAACAGGACAACCTCGACGAGTTTCGCTTCGACGAGGACGGTCTGGGCGCTGGCGTTCGCGGCGATGCGCGCGCCATCAACGAACTGCGTAACGCAGCGCGCCGACCGTCAATACTCGCCACACCGTTTCGCGGTAGCGGCGCGGTGTTTGATCCGGACGACGAAGCGGTGCGCGGCGACAACGGACAGGCCGCCCGCCTGAACAAGGACTTCTTCGCTAACGCCAAGGCCCAGAGCTGGTGGCGGTTACGCAAGCTTTTCCAGAACACCTATCGCGCCGTGGTTGAGGGAATGGCCTACAACCCGGACGAAATCATCTCAATCAGCAGCGCCATGGCGAGCAAAGACAAACTCATCATCGAGCTGTCGCAGCCGACCTACTCCATTAACGGCGTGGGGAAAATCGTTGTTGATAAACAGCCTGACGGCACCAAGTCGCCGAACCTCGCCGACTCGGTGATGATCAGCTACGCGCCAATGAATTCAGCCCTGAACATCTGGGAGCTGCTAGGGAGACAGGCCTGATGGCACGAAACAAGCAATCCTCTCAGCGAACGGCACAGCCCACCGCTGACGGCTACGAGAACTTCGTCGCCCGCGTTGGGATGCAGACGCCTAACCAGCATTCAGCATCGACCTACCGGGCGAACTCCACCAGCCGCAACCGCATGCTGGTGGAATGGTCATATCGCGGTTCGTGGGTTATCGGTGAAGCGGTCGACGCTATCCCGGACGATATGACCCGAAAGGGCATTCGCATCACTTCGGAGATTGACGCCAAAGACCGTGGCACCCTCGAAGCGCAACTGGATGAGTTGCAGATCTGGGATGCGCTGAACGACGTGCTGAAATGGTCGCGCCTCTACGGCGGCGCGGTCGGCTTCATCATGATCGAGGGGCAAGCACCAATGACCCCGCTGCGACTCGAAACCATTGGCGAGGGCAAGTTTAAGGGCATTCTCCCGCTCGACCGCTGGATGATTAACCCGGTGCTGACACGCCGCATTAAAGAGATGGGGCCGGACCTCGGCAAGCCTGAGTTTTACGACGTGGTGACCACCGCAACGGGCATTCCGGCCTGGCGCATCCATCACAGCCGCCTGATCCGCTTTGATGGCGTCACGCTGCCATTCCAGCAGAAGATGACCGAAAACGAATGGGGAATGTCGGTTGTAGAGCGTATCTGGGATCGGCTTACTGCGTTCGATAGCGCCACTGTCGGCGCGGCGCAGCTGGTCTATAAAGCGCATCTGCGTACCTATAGCGTGGAGAAGTTGCGCGAGCTTATCGCGCTTGGAGGCCCGGCGTTCGAGGCGCTGCTGAAGAACATCGACCTGATCCGCCAGTTCCAGAGCAATGAAGGCATGACGCTCATGGACTCGCGGGATAAGTTCGAAACCCACCAGTACAGCTTCAGCGGTCTGGATGACATTCTTTCGCAGTTTGCTGAGCAGATCAGCGGTGCCGTTGGTATCCCGCTGGTACGCCTGTTCGGTCAATCCCCGAAAGGCTTCTCTACTGGTGATGCAGACCTCGCCAACTATTACGACCGGGTGAGCTCATTGCAGGAGCGCCGCTTACGGCTGCCGATGCGCCGGATACTGGACATTATGCACCGCTCGGAACTCGGAAAGCCGCTGCCGGACGATTTCACGTTTGAGTTTAACCCGCTATGGCAAATGTCAGACGTTGACCGATCAACGGTGGCCGTAAACACCACCAACGCGATCAGTACCGCGCTGGGCGACGGATTGATGACGCGTAAGGCGGCGATGACCGACCTGCGCGAAAACTCTGACGTCACCGGCATCGGGGCATCCATTACCGACGAGGATATCGAGAATGCCGAAGACGAAGCGCCGCCAGGCATCGGCGAACTTGGCGACAAACCGCCAGAGTCGCCAGGCGGAGATCCGATATCGAACGAGCCTACGGCAGATAGCGCGGGCGGTCGGGGATATCGTAAATGGTCGCTACGATGGTTCAAACGATAGCGTCACCGAAATAATGGATGCGCTGGAGCGCTACAGCGAAATCATCACCCCCTGGGCGACGAAGGTTGCTGAGAACTTCACCGCAGACATAGCGCGCCAGAATGAAAAGCAGTGGCGTCAGCACAGCCGGAACATCAGCGCAGAGCTGCGCAACATGGTTGACCGCGCCCCGGTAGGCCAGGTGATGAAATCCATCGTCGCCGAGCAAATTAAGTACATCAAATCGCTGCCTCTTGAGGCCGCCGATCGGGTGTATGACATTCAGAACAAAGCCATCGAGGCTGTTGTGACTGGTGGCCGCGCTGAGCCATTCGCGAAAGAGATAGCTGCTTCCGGTGACGTGTCACGCTCACGAGCGAACCTTATCGCCCGGACTGAGCTTGGGCGCGCAACCGGTGCACTGGATCAGGCGCGTGCGCTGTCAATCGGCTCGAATGGTTATATCTGGCGTACAGCCGAAGATGGCGACGTCCGGCATTCTCATCGAGAGATGGAAGGGAAGTTTGTCGAATGGGGCCGACCTCCAACGCTTGACGGCATGACCGGTCACGCTGGCGAGCTCCCGAACTGCCGCTGTTACAAAGAAATCGTCTTCCCCAACCCTCATTCTTATCTCGCCTGAATCGCAGGTAAACCATGAAATATTTTTTCAATACCCGGCTGGGGGAAACCCGTTATCAGCTGGCTGACGGCTCGCTGCTGTGCAAAGACGTGCCGATAGGACGAACAGGTAAGCAGCTCTATGGTGCTGATGACCTGCCAAAACTGAAACCCGATAAGTTCGGTGAAATAGTCGTAACGCGCTCTCCTGAGCAGGTATTCCATCCGGCCACGCTCGCCTCATTCGAAGGGATGAGCATCACGATCCTGCATCCTGAAGATGAAAACGGAAATGTGCGGCTGGTCAACCCCGAGAACTGGAAAGAGCTTGCGGTCGGGCATCTTCAGAATGTCCGGCGCGGGACTGGTGATCAGTCTGATTTGATGCTGGCTGACCTTATCGTCAAAGACGAAAACGCCATTCAGCTTATCGAAGATGGCCTGCGTGAAGTGTCGTGCGGCTATGACGCGGAGTACGAGCAGACCGAGCCAGGTAAAGCCGAGCAGGTCGATATTACCGGAAACCATGTGGCTCTTGTCCCCAAAGGCAGAGCCGGAAATCGTTGTGCAATTGGAGACAGAGACACAATGGCAAATCAAAAGAAAAGCTGGTGGACCCGCATGCGCACGGCCATCAAAACGGGTGACGCTGACACCATGAACGAACTGCTGGACTCTGCGCCAGCGGCGGTAACGGGTGACGAAGGGGATCTGCCGAGCGGCGTTAACCTCAACATTAACCTTTCACCGCAGCAACCATTGCCGGACAAAAAGCCGGAAATGGGCGGAGAGCCAACCGGCGACGGCGAGGACGATATCAAAACCTTGCTCAAAGCCCTGCTGGCTAAGCTCGAAGGAACTGCGACGGGCGATAACGACAATAAGCCTGACGATAATCCGACCGGTGACGGCGAGGACGATGAAGAAGAAACCACGATTACTGGTGACGCTGCTTATCGTGCCGAAGTTATCGTTCCGGGTATCGATCTGAGCCGTAAGGTGAAACCGACCGCGTTCAAACGTGATGTGCTGTCCGCCGCTGACAAAACACTGGTTCGCCAGGTTGTCGGTGATGCAGATATCCGCAAATTGCCCAAGCAATCGGTCGATATGGCGTTTAACGCCGTGTCTGAGATTGCCAAAGGGCGAAACACCCGCAGCACCACGGGCGATGCACAACGTCCAAATATGGGCATGACCAGCATCGCTTCCCTGAACAAACAAAACGCCGACTTCTGGTCTAACCGCAAAGGATAATCCAATGACTGCATATCTGTACCGGATGCCTGTTGGCATTGCCGGGGCTATCTCTCGCCCGCAGGACTTAACCGTCGAACCGGTGATCCTTAAATCCGCTAACGCCTTCGCTGCCTATGGTCTGGCTGGCAAATACGACGCTGACGGCTTTTTCGTGCCGCTGGCGGACGGTGACACCGCCGACAAGGTGAAGGGGATCTACGTTCGTCCGTATCCGACCACATCACAGCCAGACATGGTTCGCCAGGTGGGGACGGATAAGAACTTCCCGGGTGACGCCATGAAGCGTGGCTACATGACCGTTAATCTCGGTTCTGATTTTGATGCCAGCACCATCAAAAAAGGCGACCCGGTATACGTTGTCGTCTCCACTGATGAATCCATCAAAGTGCCGCTGGGCGGCTTCATGTCCACGTCCGTCAGTGGCAAAAACGTGGCGCTGACCAACGCCGAATTCACAGGGGCCGGTGACGCTAACGGCAATGCAGAAATCTCCTGGAAGATTTAAGGAACAGACGAATGATTACTTTTGATCAGGCAACCGTTGATAGCTCTGGTGCCTTTCTCATCGGGGAGCTGGAGCGACTCGACCAGGCGCTGAACCTGCCGCTGGTGGGTTACACCTGGACCCGCGATATTCAGCTGCGTGAAGACGTTTCTATCGCAGATGACATTTCCAGCTGGACTAACACCAGTTTTGGCGCTGCTGGTACTGGCGCAAATCCGAATGGTAAAAACTGGGTAGGCAAAGACTCCACCGCTATTGCTGGCGTGAACGTGGATATCAGCAAAGACGGCAATCCACTGAACCTCTGGGGTATGGAACTGGGCTGGACCGTTGTAGAGCTGGCAGCTGCTCAGCAGGTAGGTCGCCCGATTGACACCCAGAAGTACGACGGGATGCAGCTCAAATGGCAGATGGACAACGACGAGCAGGTTTACATCGGCGATGATGCGCTCGGCCTGAAAGGGCTGGCAAACCTTGTCGGTGTGACGCTGAACAATGCGCCGAAGACCTGGGCGAACTCCACCAACGACGAGATCCTCGATAGCGTGAACAGCATTCTGTCTAATGCCTGGGCAGCATCCGGTTATTCCATCGTGCCTTCTGATCTGCGCATTCCGCCAGAGCAGTATTCACTGCTGGCGAGCCGTAAGGTCTCCGAAGCGGGTAACCAGTCACTGCTGACCTATCTGGCTGTGAACACTATCGCTTTCCACCAGAACGGCGTTCCGCTGGAAATCAAAGCGGTCAAATGGCTGAAAGGGCGCGGAGTTGGCGGTAAAGACCGTATGGTCGCCTACACCAACGACAAGAAATACGTGCGCTATCCGCTGGTGCCGTTGCAGAGCGTTCCTGTCCAGTATCGCGGTCTGTACCAGATTGCGACCTACTACGGCAAGCTCGGTGCGGTTGAGCCAGTGTACAAAGAAACCCTGTCCTACGTGGACGGTATCTGATAACCAGAACGGCCCCGAAAGGGGCCAGAAGGGAACTGAAAATGGCGAAAGAAAAGCTGGTTACCATCCATGTTCACACCCCGTTTACGCTGACGCTCGGCGATCAGTCAAAAAGGGAGTTTGGCCGGGGACGGCATAACGTACCGGAAGAGGTCGCGTCGCACTGGTTCACCCAGGCGCATTCTGAGCTTTCCGAAAGCGTGATTAGCGACACCGATGATCTGCAACCCATTATCGACAGCCTGCAAGCGCAGATTGCCGACAAAGATAAGCAGATTATCGATAAAGATCAGTTGATTGCCGACCTGAAAGAAGCGCTGCTCAAGCTGCAAGAGCAGAACGACAGCCTGCAAGCGCAGATTGCTGCCGCACAGACTGGCGGTAATGGGGCGAAAGATGCCAAAGAATCAAAGCCTGCCAACAGTAAGTGATTTTCGGCGCGACTTTCCACAGTTTGCTGACCCTGCCAAATATCCCGAAGCACAAATCCAGTTTCGTCTGAATCTGGCCGATGTGCTGCTGAGCGAAAACGTCACCGGCAAAGAGTTGTTTCTGTACTTTGTCGAGTTGTTCGTGGCTCACTACATGACGCTATGGGCGGCAGATAGCCGGGCAATGCTGGTTGGCGGCCCGGGCGGTTCAACCAATGGTGTGCAGTCCTCCAAGTCCGTTGACAAGGTAAGCGTCAGCTATGACACCAGCGCGACGCTAAACCCTGACGCAGGCTTCTGGAATAACACCCGATACGGCGCTGAATTTTATCAGCTGATCACGATGTTCGGTGCGGGCGGTCGCCAGCTATGAGTTTCAAAAGCGGTGTAACAACGAGGGTGGATAACGCTCAGGCCATTCTGGATGCGCTCAGGTCGCTAACCAAAAAGGATGTGCTGGTCGGCATCCCTTCGGAAGACAGCGAGCGTGAAGATGTTCCGTTTGGTAATGCGGGGATCGGCTACGTTAATGAATACGGCTCACCGGCGCAAAACATCCCCCCACGCCCGCATCTGATCCCTGGCGTTAAATCGGTAGAGGAACAGACGGTGCCGCAGCTCAAAGCAGCCGCGCAGGCTGCGCTTGATGGTAATGCGGCGGGTGCGGAAAGAGCGCTTAACCGCGCCGGAACGCTGGCCGCGAATGGCGTCAGGCGTTACATGACCATTACCGGCTTTACACCGCTTGCTGATAGCACCGTTGAAGCCCGCGCGCGTCGAGGGCGTAAAGGGGCGAAAGCGGAGCTTGCCCGACGCGCTGCTGGCGAGTCCCCCGGAACCGATCTGGTGAAACCACTAATCGACACCGGGCAATATCGCAGAGCCATTACCCATGTTGTGAGGGATAAAGATGCCGAATCTTGATGTAACAGACGTGCTTTTTGACCCCGATTTTTGCGACTTCAATTTGTGGGTAACACGCCGAGTGCAAACGGTGGATGAGGACGGGATCGGCAGCGACAGTGAAGTTAAAAAGCAGTTTGCCGGGGATGTTACTGTTGACCGCTCCCTGGAAAACCGACGTATGCAGTCCGGCCAGGTTATCAGTGGCGCGATTCTCATCGTGACAACTGAGCGGCTGACGCAGGGGCAGACTGGCCGTGACGCCGATATCGTGACGTACCAGAACCGTGATTATCGTGTGACATTCGTTGACCCGTACACGGCTTACGGTGCTGGCTTCGTCCAGGCACATTGCGAATTACTGCCGTTTGATGGGGGAACTCCCATTGAGCAATAACACCAGCACAGAGCGCGGCTGGCTGATACCAACCAGTGGCGATCCGGATTATGACGAAGCGCTCGACAGGCTGCTAAGCCAGTGGATGCGCAATGTTTCCGGCTTGCCGTCTGGAATGGTTCGTCCGCGCTGGCAGAAAAATCAGCTGCCACTGCCACCCGTTGAAACGAACTGGTGCGCGTTTGGCGTTACCGGGTTGCTCATTGATAACAACCCTGCATTCACCAATCAGACCGACGAGGGCGCTCAGCTCTGGCGGCATGAAACGTTCGAGTGCATGGCGTCGTTCTATGGCCCGGCTGGTATGTCTTATGCGTCCCGTTTTCGCGATGGCATATCTGTCCCGCAAAACAATGCTGAGCTGAACGCGCTTGGTTTGTCTCTGGGCGACTATACCGGTCTGACCCCTTTCCCCGAACTTATCAACCAGCAATGGGTTCGCCGCTACGACATGACGGTGCGCCTGCGCCGGAAGGTCGTGCGCGAGTACGGCATTAAATCGCTGGTGGAAGCGCCAGTCACCTTTTTTGGAGAATAAACTATGACGCAGGGCTTACCTGTATCCAACGTTGTAAACGTTGATGTGATCATCTCGCCGAAAGCGGCTACTGGTCGTAACTTCGGCGCACTGCTGATCCTCGGTTCTTCCACTGTCATTCCGGTGCAGGAGCGCGTTCGCCTTTATGCGTCCGTTGAGGACATTGGCGAGGACTTCGGAGTCGACAGCCCGGAATATGAAGCGGCGCAGGTTTTCTTCAGCCAGTCGCCGAAGCCGACGCAGGTTTATGTTGGCCGCTGGGCGAAGACGCTGACCTCTTCCGAAGGTGGAAGCGTGGAAACCATCGTGCAAGCTGTTAATGCCTGCCTGCAGTATACCAACTGGTATGGGCTGGTTGTCGCTGATGATGTTGCTGATGGCGATGATGTGCTTGATGCTGACGACGTGATTGAGGTTGCTAAACTCATCGAAGCGTCCAGCCTGAGCCGCATTTTCGGGGTAACGTCAGCCGACGCTGAGATCATCAGCACGACTTCGACGACCGATGTTGCGTCTAAATTAAAGGCCGGTAAGTATTCCCGTACCTTTATTCAATATTCCACCAGCAGCCCTTATGCGGCGGTTTCAGCTTTCGGTCGCGCGTTTACTGTCAATTTCAACGGCAGCAATACCACCATTACCCTGAAATTCAAACAGGAACCGAGCGTAACCTACGAAACGCTGACGGTAGGACAGGCGGCGGCTGTGGATGCGAAGAATGCGAACGTGTTCGTGTACTACGCCAACGACACGGCGATCCTGCAACAGGGTGTCATGGCGAACGGTGACTTCTTCGACGAGCGCCACGGGCTCGACTGGTTGCAGAACTACGTTCAGACCAACCTCTATAACCTGCTTTACACCAGCACCACCAAAATTCCGCAGACTGATGCCGGTGTGACCCGTCTGCTTTCCAACGTTGAACAGTCCATGGATCAGTCCGTCACGAACGGTCTGGTAGCGGCTGGCGTGTGGAATGGTGGCCCTATCGGGCAACTGAATTCCGGCGATACGCTGACAAAAGGTTATTACGTGTATGCGCAACCTCTTTCCGAGCAAGCACAGGCTGACCGAGAAGCACGCAAAGCGCCGTTAATCCAGGTGGCTTGTAAGCTGGCTGGCGCAGTTCATTACGCCGATGTGCAGATCAACGTGGTTCGCTAAGGAGCGATAAATGGCAACTTATTCTTTTCTCGATGTAACCGCGTCGCTCACCGGGCCGACCGGCGTTATCGATCTTGGTCAGGGTTCTGCGAACTCTGAGGAAGGTATCACCCAGACCATGAGCGGCAACAAAAACACCATGACCATCGGTGCCGATGGCGAGGTGATGCACAGCCTGCACGCCGATAAGTCAGGCACCATTACGGTGACGCTACTCAAAACCTCCCCGGTGAATAAAAAGCTGTCTCTGGCGTATAACGCGCAAAGCCAGTCCTCTGCCACCTGGGGCAATAACGTGATCGTCATTCGCAACACGGCATCGGGTGATATTTCTACTGCGCGTTCGTGTGCATTCCAGAAACAGCCTGATTTCAATAACGCTGAAAAGGGCGGAACCGTCGCCTGGGTATTCGACTGCGGCAAGATTGACCAGCTTCTCGGGGAGTTTTAACGCATGGAATTCGAAATTAAAGGCGTGAAATATCGCACCGCAAAGCTCAGCGTTTTCGAACAGCTGAAGGTGTCCCGAAAGCTGTTGCCGGTGCTGGCCGGGATGGTTTCTGACTTCCGGAGCGTTCAGGAGAAGATCAGCAGCAAAGACACCGAAGGCGCGATGGCTACCATCCTGCCAAAGATTGCCAATGCTGTGTCCGATCTGAGCGATGGCGACGTTGACGCTATCCTGTTCCCCTGCCTTTCCGTTGTTTCACGCGAGCACATGAAAGGCTGGGTGCCGGTCTGCCAGCATGGCGAAATGGCGTTTGACGATATCGACCTGCTGACCATGCTGCAACTGGTGGCGCGGGTGGTCGCCGACTCGCTGGGAAATTTTTTGCAAGGACTCCCTACCAGCGAGACGCCCACCCCGCCAGCGGAATAACCTTCAACAGCCTGCCGGGCGGTGAAGACTTTATTCTTCGTCCGGCGCTTGCCTTCCATATTGACCAGAAAGACCTTAACAGCGGTGCGGTAGACCTCTGCCGTATCGCGCTTCTCAATGACTACCTCGACATGCGCGAGGATAACGACGCCCGGGTAGATAAATGGAGAGCGGCCAATGAGCGGTAACGCAGATACGATTAAAGATTTCCTTGTTTCGCTGGGATTCGATATCGATCAGGCTGGCGCTAATAAGTTTGAAGCCGTGCTGAAAGGCGTTACAGCTAACGTTCTGAAGGTCGGCGCGGTGGTGGAAGGCGCAGCGCTGAGCATTGTCGGATTTACCACTCAGATCGCGAACGGTCTGGATAAAATTTACTGGGCATCCCAACGGACGGGAGCCAGCGTCCATGGCATCAAAGCGCTGGGCTATGCCGCATCACAAACCGGTGCCAGCGCTGAGTCGGCCATGTCCTCCCTCGAAGGGCTGGCCGGTTTCATGCGTAGCAATCCGGGCGCGGAAGGCTTCCTGAACCGCCTGGGCGTCCAGACTCGCGATGCCAGCGGAAAGATGCGTGATACTGCGGCCATCTTTACTGGCGTTGGGCAAAAGCTCAACAACATGCCGTATTACCGCGCGAAACAATACGCGCAGATGCTTGGCATCGATGAAAACACGCTGATGGCGATGCGCAGAGGGATGGGGCAGCTCAGTTCTGAGTACGCGTTGACGGCAAAGCGTATTGGTTTTAATGCTGAGTCAGCGGCTAAACAGTCCAATATTTTCATGACCTCCATGCGTAATCTGACGATGACGCTTGGACAGGCGAAAGACAAGATTGGCTCTAACCTAGCTGGTGGCCTTGCTGGCAGTATTGATAACTTCCGCAGGCAGATACTCGACAACTGGCCGAAGATTGAAGCGGTCATCACGAAGATCATCAAAGGAATTCTCTGGGCAGGTGACGCGATTACCCGCGTGTTATGGCGAACTGGGCAAGCTGTTGAGGGTGTGATCGCCTGGTTCAAAAAGCTGAACCCAGCCACGCAGCAGCTTATCGCATTGTTCAGTGGGCTGTTGGTTGCATGGCGGCTGCTAAATACCGCTTTCATGTCATCACCCTTGGGCATGATAACGACGCTTATTATTGCACTTGGTCTGCTCTTGGATGATTACCAGACGTGGAAAGAAGGTGGCAAAAGCCTGATTGACTGGGGGAAATGGAAGACTGAAATTGATCAGGCCGTCAAAATGATTGGTGACCTGAAAAAGACTGTTACGGACCTGACAAAAGCGCTGGCTAAGTTGCTCGGTATTGACCCCAAGTCATGGTCCCTAAAGTGGGATTTTAGCAACTTCATTTCGCAAATGGGTGAGTTCGGCAAGATGCTGAACATGATCGCTGATTTGCTGAATGCCATAAAAGATGGCAACTGGGCGCAGGCCGCTAGTATAGGCAAACAGCTGCTAAATCAGGGCAGCGGGCAACCGAGTGCCACACCGGCAGTAGAGGATAGCGCCAACAGAAGCGCTGACTGGGTTAAGGAGAATCTGGGATTTGACCCGCGCAGCGTAGGCAGAACCATTCGCGGGTGGTTTGGTGATGATGAGCCTGACCAACATGCCCAGTCTGCTAAAGCTCCACGAGGTATTAGAAATAATAACCCCGGTAATATCGACTTTCGTGGGCAATCTGGGGCGACGCTCGAAAGGCCTGGCGGCAGGTTCGCCCGGTTTGAAACTGCCTATGATGGCCTGAAAGCGCTTTCCCGACAATTAATGCGCTACTTTGAAGGTAAGACGACAGGCAAGCCGCTGCAAACCCTTAACGATATAATCTCTACGTGGGCACCGGGGAATGAAAATAATACCGGTGCTTACATTGCTCAGTTATCGAAAATGATGGGTGTGGCTCCTGATGCCATTCTCAACCTTAAAGATCCGCAGGTAATGTTCTCTCTGATGAATGGAATTATCCATCATGAGAACGGGAGAAACCCTTACCCAAGTGAATTGGTTCGTATGGCCGCTGGTGGCGGTGCTTCACAAAACATACAGCAAGAAACGGTTATTAATATTCACGGTGTATCTGATCCACGTGAGGCTGCCAATATCACAGTTGAGCGGCAGAAGAACGTTAATTCACAACTAACTCAACAACTTCGAACGGTGCCGAGCTAATGGATATTCTCTCCGCTATTTTTCGCCAGCAATCCCGGCGAATTGGCATATTAATTCCCAGCGTGGTCGTCTCCGAAAAGCATTCTGATGCGCTCGAAATTACTGAGCACCCGGTGGAGAAGCCAACAACGAATAGCGCTTCGGGCTTCATCGCCGATCATGCGTACAAGCGCCCCAGTGAAGTCACAATGGAATGCGGCTTCGCTGGGGGCGGTTCGTTGCTGGACTTCATTGATACATCTTCAATCGGTCTTAGCGCTGGGCTTAGCCCAAAGGAGACATACCAAAAGCTGCTGGATATGCAGCTTGAGCGCGTACCGTTCGATGTGGTTACCGGGAAGAGGGTGTACACCAATATGCTGGTGCGTGCCATTGAGGTGACGACCGATAAAACCAGCGAGAACGTGCTGAACTGCACGCTAACCCTGCGTGAAGTGATCATGTCGCAAACGCAGAGCGTTAGCGTTGCAGATAAATCAGATATGCAGGATGGCGTCAGCACGTCGGCGGTGCAGAATTCCGGGACGAAATCCACTACACCGCCAAACGAATCCTTGCTGAGCCAGCTGGGTGGAAGCGTTACATCAGCATTCGGGGGATGATATGCAGTTTAACGAAATACCGCTTTCTCCTGACAATCAGCAATTCCGCGTTTTGCTGGGCAATACCACCTATACGCTCAGGATCATCTGGCGCGATGCGGCTGGCTGGATCATGGACGTGATGGATAGCGGCGGTGCTGCGCTTCTTTCTGGCGTACCTCTCCTGACCGGCGTGAACCTATTACGACAATATCCACAGCTTGGCATTGATGGCGCGCTGGTGGTGGCGACCGATAAGGGCGCACCAGACGAGCCCACCAAAACCAACCTCGGCACATACAGCCACCTCATTTTCGTACAGGAGTAGAAATGTCTCTTAACTGGATGCGCCATTTTGAGCTGCAACTGTTGGACCAGAACGGGCAGGGCGTTTCCCTGTCTGATTTTAAGGTCACGTTCCAGATCGAGTGGGCAGACACACGCTGGCCGCGCGTGGCGAACGTGAAAATTTACAACCTTTCGACCGATACCACGAACAAGATACTTGGGCAGGAGTTTGCCAAAATTCGCATCATTGCCGGGTATGACGGTATTGCGCCGGATGTTGATGCGAGCCAGGTTGGTGTCGCCCGGGAGATTTCACCAGACCAGGTAGGGCAGGTGAACGGTCAGAACTACGGCCTGATATTTGACGGTGATATTCGCTTCACCGTCACCGGGAAGGACAACATTACGGATTCCTGGGTGTTGATTCAGGCTATTGGAGATCATGAAGCGTTCCTCTACGCGACTACCATCACTACGCTTGCCGCTGGCTATACCGTAGCGGATCTGCACCGGGCGACGATGCAGGATTTCAACGCGTTCGGCGTGACGCAGGGCATTACCGGTGACTTTCCTGATACCGTGTTTCCTCGTGGCCGTGCGATTTATTCATCCACCCGTAACGTGATGGATAATATTGCTGCGCAGTGCAAAGCGACATGGCAGCTGGTGGATGGTCAGGTCCAGATGGTGCCGGAGGATAAATATATTCACGAAGCCATTGTGTTGAATGCCGATACTGGCCTGATCGGTATGCCGCAACAAACGATGGGCGGCGGAGTAAACGTGCGGTGCCTGATAAACCCAAACATTCGCATCAATGGCCTTATCCAGCTCGATCAGGCTTCGGTGTACCGCGCCGCGCTCGGTAATAGCGAAATAGCACAGTCGCCCGGTCGCATCACCGAAACAGAAGAGAACGGCAACCGCGTACTGACCGGCACAACGTCACAGGCTGCCAGCATTGCGACAGATGGCGTTTATATCGTCAAAGCTATCGACTATACTGGCGACACCAGAGGTCAGGCGTGGTACATGGATTTAATGTGCTTTGCGAGAGGGGCGCGTGATTTGCAATCAGGAGCGTCCATTAACAAAACCGCAGGATGAATTTCTGATGAATATGCTTGCAATAACTCCCATATTTTTCTCAGTGTTTTTGACTTCATGCAGTTGGGACCCTAATGGTGTTAACGCACAAAGGGACTGGCTGGCACAAAAAGAGAGAGAAAAAGTTGAATATGAAAAGCAAGTTGATGAAAATCAAAAAAACAGAGTGAAAAAACAAAAAGAAGATGCTGAAAAATTTGAGGCTTCACACCCTGAAGTAGAGGTTGATAAGTTAAATGTTAATTCTGCAAATTCAACCGAAAACGAACTGAGTCGAGCTATTAACAATTTAGGTTTTGTTACTCGCTATCCAAATTCTCAGAATATGGATAATGTTTATGTAAATGTTGGTGGCTATCATTTAACGATGAGACGCATCCAAATAGCCATTGCTGGTTATGCTGACGAATGTAAAAGAGCTTCGGCATATGATAATGCAAATTATAAAAACCTTTGTATATCTAGCTTGTCGAAAGCTTTGAATGATTTTTCCAGTGTGTTAAAATCGCATAACATTCCTGACAAAACAAAATATACAGCTTTAAGCGAAGCTTCGTTTGATAGTTTTATAGACTTTGAGCATGCAGCAAGGCTTGCGAAAATGCACGCGAGTTTATGCCAGCAGAAAGGTAATAAAGGGTATGTGGAAATGGTTACAGTAGCCGCCCCTTGTAGTGGTAATGGTGATGTTTACAACATTGACGCAGCCAGAAAAATGGGGTTGTTATAAAATATTATTCAAAAATTTTATTGAATCCTAACCCGCCACCGAGCGGGTTTTTTATGGGGTTTTTATGCCAATTCCAACTCAATCACAGATCGGCGGTGAGCAGCAGACCGCGCAGGCCATTGCCGATTCGGTGTCGACCCAGATGCGCGTAGCGATGCCCGGCATCATTCAGTCGTTCGATCCTGAGACTGTTACCTGCACAGTAGAGGTGGCGCTACGCGGTATTGTTGGCGATGGATCCACCGAATTAAAACCGCTGGTGGATGTGCCGGTTATCTTCCCGCGTGGCGGCGGTTGTACGCTGACTTTTCCGGTTAAAGAAGGCGACGAGTGCCTGCTGCTCTTTGCCGACCGTTGCATCGATTTCTGGTGGCAGAGCGGCGGCGTTCAGGAGACCGTCGACCCTCGACAGCATGACTTATCTGATGCGTTCGCCATCGTTGGCCCGCAGTCGCAAGCACGGAAAATCAGCGGTATCAGTACCAGCGCCGCGCAGCTACGAACCGATGATGGTGCGGCGTTCGTAGAGGTTGCCGCAGGACATAACATCACCGTTCAAACACCGGGCCAGCTCACGGCTACGGCTGAAGGTGGAACGACAATCACATCCCCGACTATCACGCTGAACGGCAACGTAACGATTAATGGCAATCTGTCTCAGGGAATGGGCGAAAGCGGCGGTACTGCGACGATGCTTGGGCCGGTGACGGTGACTAACGATGTGAAGGCTGGAGGTAAGAGCCTCATCCAGCATACCCATGGCGGTGTGCAGAATGGCAGCGGGAATACTACCGCGCCTAATTAAAAACTACCAAACAGACAAAAGCCCCGGGTGCGCTAACACTTCGGGGCTTTTTACTTTCTGCACCTTGAGGATAGCAAGGGAGAATATGTGATTAATTTTAGCAAACTGATACGGGAGTTGCGAGTCATGGGCGAAAAACTACCCAACTGGAAATTCTTCCTCATCTGGGCCGTGTTCTTTTTATTCGGTCTGTCAAGCGTTATTAGCGCTATACGCTGGTGGTGATTTATGCGATACAGACGTGAAGACGCCGACGGTGATTACACTTTCGGGCAGGGTGACGATACTTTCCTTATCGACAGTCCGGAATGTGTCGCCCAGGCCGTAAAAACCCGTTTCGAGCTGTGGCGCGGTCAGTGGTTTCTCGATCTGACGGAAGGCACGCCGTATGTTCAGTCAGTGCTTGGGAAGCAGCGATCAGATGTCTACATCCTGGCTATACGCGAACGCATACAGGATACACCGGGCGTTCTGTCGATTCTTTCCTTCGATACCAATTATGACGGCACCAGCCGTCGCGTCACCTTCACTTCCTCCATTGACACAATCTACGGCCAGACGACTGTAACAAGCGAGGCATAAATGGCTTTGAACCTCGACACGCTGGGGCTATCGGCAACGGTAACCGCCCAGGGGATTAGTGCGCCTGATTACCAGACAATCCTAGATACACTGACCAGCTATTTCAGGCAGATTTACGGTAGTGATGCCTACCTCGAACCAGACAGCAAAGACGGGCAGATGGTCGCGCTGGTGGCTCTTGCCGTGCATGACGCTAACAACACCGCTATCGGGATCTACAACTCTTTTTCACCGACGACAGCGCAGGCCGCAGCGCTTAGCAGCAATGTGAAAATTAACGGGATCACGCGAAAAGTAGCGACAAACTCTACTGCTGACCTTCTGTTAACCGGTACGGCAGGCACGACTATCACGAATGGCTCCGCACGGGATAAAAACGGCATTATCTGGAATTTTCCCGCAAGTGTAGCGATCGGCGTTGATGGTACTGTGCTGGTGACGGCCACATGTGCGAATAGCGGTTCGGTTGCGGCGCTGGCCGGGACTATTACCACTATCAACACCCCGACCCGAGGTTGGGTGTCGGTAACCAATCCAGTTGCGGCTACTGTCGGTTCACCAGCCGAAACCGACGCAGAGCTGCGCATTCGGCAGGGGCAAAGCGTCGCGCTACCATCGATCACACCGTTTGAAGGTGTCGACGGTGCTATCGCTAATGTTGCTGGCGTGACACGTCACAAACTATATGAGAACGACACTGGGGCAACCGACAGCAACGGGCTGCCGCCACACTCTATTTCCGCCATCGTCGATGGAGGGGATGTTACCGAGATAGCCCAAACAATCCGGGGGAGTAAAGGGCAGGGAACCGCAACTTACGGTAAAACTTCTGTCACGGTGCCGGATACTTACGGTAATCCACACGTCATCAGTTTTTCGCGCTCTACCGATGTGCCAATTTTCGTAGCCATTACCCTGAAAGTTTTTACCGGCTATACCTCTCAAATCGGCGAGCAGATTAAACAGGCTGTTGCCGATTATATAAATGGCCTGGCAATTGGCGACGACGTTCTGCTGAGCCGTATTTATTCCCCGGCAAACCTCGGCGTTGTGAGCGGCGGGAATGCCCGCTATTACGATATTACCGACCTGCTGATCGGTAAGTCGTCTGGCAGCGTATCGGCATCAAACATTGATATTGCCTATGATGATTCTGCGTCCTGTAGCACCGCGAATATCAGTATCACGGTGACCTCATGAGCAAATACACCGAACTGATCACTAACTACCACGCTACCAAGCCACTCTTTTTTGACCATATAGATCTGAGCACCCGCCCGCTGATTGATGTGTCCAGCACTATGTCAGGGCTTATAACAGCCTTCGATATTGATACTGCTGTCGGTGTACAGCTCGACATCCTCGGTCTGTGGATCGGACGCAGTCGCATAGTCAGCCAGCCAATTAGCGGAGTTTATTTCAGCTGGGACACTGACGGGCTTGGGTATGACCAGGGCATCTGGCAAGGGCCATATGATCCTGATTCTGGCTATACGACGCTAAGCGATGAGACGTACCGCATCATTCTGAAAGCGAAAATCGCTATCAACAACTGGGACGGTCGGAACGACTCTCTGCCTCCCATCCTTGACGCTGCGACTGCAGGCTCAGGCCTGAGGATGCAAATTGTCGACAACCAGGACATGACAATATCAGTCTGGGTATTCCCTGAGACTGATATTTCTGATGTGTCTCTTGAACTGATAGCCGCTATCAAGCAGGGCTATCTTACCGTTAAAGCTGCTGGTGTATGGGCCGGTGGTGTTGAAACGCCTTCGGTAGAAACACCGTCAGAAGGCTCTAAATTCTTTGGGTTTGATATGGATAACGAATACATCGGCGGGTTCGATGTTGGAGCATGGGGGACAATACTCTAATGGCAATAAACAACTTTAAACCTTTCGCGCTTGATCCGAACGCTAACGTCACCTCACAAGCTGACTGGGAAGCACTTCCGGCTCTGCTTTCAGGGTTTACGGCAGGTAAAGCATCCAGCGCACAGGTCAACAAAGCTATTCGGCAAGCCAGCTTTATCGCGGCAGCGTTGGCGCAGTACACCGCCAACAAAAGCAGGCTGGATGTGCTTGATGATGGAGACCTGAACGGGTTTATCTCCAAAATGGGGACCGCTTTTGGGAAAGATTTCCAGGCGCTTGACGCCACGCTGACGGCATTGGCAAGGCTCGCAACAGGTGCAAATAAACTCCCGTATTTCACTGGAACTGATACAGCAGCTCAGACTGATTTAACTTCTGTTGGACGTGACATTATCGGTAAAAATACTATTGCTGACATTCTCACATACCTTGGAATTAAATCGGCAGCACTGCGTGATGTGGGTGCGGGTACAAACCAAATCCCCGACATGGGTTCGTTTGGAGTATTGAAAAACGCGATCGGATATCAGTATCTACCAGGTGGACTGATTTTGCAGTGGGGTAAAGTTGGCCCAACCAACGCAGGGCAAACTACAAACGTCACATTTACTATAACTCACCCGACAGCTACTGTTGCCGTGATGTGTACACTGGACGCTACGGCACTGCCAGCAAAGGGGTTTGGTTGTTCAGCTATCGGAGTGGCAAGAACTGGATTTGGTTTTCATGTCACGCAAGATTCTGCTTTTAACTCAAATAGTGGCGGATTCTGGTTCGCACTGGGGTATTGATATGAAAATTTTATTTAGTGCGTCAACTGTTGGTTTCTATGATGACGACCGCAAAGAAGCCTACGAGCGTGCGGGAAACTGGCCTGATGATTTGATTGAAATTACCCATGAGCTTCACCTCCAATTTTGTGGTGCAGCTCCCTCCGGTAAAAAGCTGGGGTCAGTGAATGGGATGCCTGGTTGGGTTGATATTCCACCTCCAACACGGGAAGAATTGATTGCGACTGCTGAGAATGAACGTCAGCGGCTGTTGGCTCATGCTGATGCGATGATGCTCGACTGGCGTACAGAATTAATGCTGGGAGAAATCAGTGACACCAACAGGACAAATCTGTCGGCGTGGCTGACATATAAGAACACTGTGAAATTGGTTGATGTGAAAACCGACCCCAACCATGTTAGCTGGCCTGAACTGCCGGAGGCGTAGGCCATTCAATATCTGGCGCACAGGAAGTATTGACCAGTTCCAGTGCGTCCAGATAATCCAGCCACGAATTATATTGCGCCAGTTCCTCGCCTTTCAGACGACCAATAGCAGCTTTGCCAGGCCACTGATGGGTATTGATGTAGGTATTGACTTCTGAAACCAAAGATATTGAGGATAAAAAGATATCCCAAAACCCCAAAATCTCATCTTTAGGATTTGCAGAAAGGGAGGCGTGAACAGATACCTGCGCATGAAGACGGAACTAGTCCAGATGTGATATTTGTGGTGATCACATACATCATCAACGATGCTCGTTATGGTGAGTTTGATGACTACCCGCTGAAGTGTAAATAGTGTTGTGTACCAAATTGCGTACCAAACTAAAATCACAAATCATGAAACCCTTGTTCATGGCGGTTCTCAGGGGTATTGCGCGTAATCGTGTTGATACATCAACTGCACCTGATATTGAGTGGCCGGAAGAACCAGACACAA